CGGGTCGTTTTTTCTTGTGTTTCTAGTTCACGGTCAATTTTATTCGTAGCCATTATTGTTTCCTCATATCTAGTGCAACCTGTTTGGCGTATTGTTCGGGAGTAAGTCCCAAGCGTTTAGAAAGCTGGTACTGTGTTTGCGTTAGCCTAATTTTTTTAGGCGAAGTGCTCCGCGTAGCGGGTGCAACCACATTTGATTGCTTCTTCGGCTTACCTACTTCCTCTCCCTCGAAATTCTCGGGAAATAACTGTCGCATACGAGAGTCAATCCTCTCGTAGTAGTCGTCACTTTGAGGATTTACACCCTCCTTTACAAGTTTATTATGCAACCCCAACGCGTAGCTTGTCATCTCTACGTCTTGGTTGAACCAGCCGTTAGCGTCTTGCCACGCTTGTGCTCGTTCATCAACATTCACTGGCGGTAGGGTGGTTTCAGGTACCATTTTTACATTAGTTACATCTTCTTGTAAAGCTGGTAACTTGAAATTATTTAACCTATCGGCCTTAATATTGGCATTTGTTAGGATTTCTTGTGCAGCAAGGACACCATCTGAGTCCCCGGCTTCATACGCATCCTTATACCGCTTTTTAGCAGATTCTAAGTCAGTTATTACGTTACGCTTAGCTTGCTCAAGTAATGCTGTCTGATTTTTGTTTACGTTGGATTTGAGTTTCTTATTCTCTTCCACAAGTTGTTGAGATAGTCTCTCCAACTCTTCACGTTCACGGAAAGCCGCTTCTTTAGCACGGCGTTCGTCGTGATAGCCTTTGCTAAAATGCTGTATCCGTTTACGCACTTTTTCTGAATAGTCTTCCAACTCGTCATCAGTAATGTCTTCTGGGGGGTCAGAAGGTTTACGATTGCGATCAGCCTTGGGCGTATCATCAACCACTTCAACCTCATATTCGTCGTCATCAGTACCCACTTCACTTTCAACGACATTCTCAGCTTTCTCAGCCTCGGCCTTATCTTTATCACCTCCAATGTCCACTTCGATAGCACTGGAACCCTCCACTTCAATTTCTTGTATTTCTTCTGTTTTCTCATCAGGAAACTCGTATTCTACTTTTTGAAAAGGCATAATTTATCTCCTATACAGCCATGATACCACGAGGATCGGGAATTACAGCTTCCACAGAATCGTCGTTCATCAATCTGAATTCTTTTCCATTAACCCTAAACCGTGTGCCTGTATTCATACGAAACATCACATAGTCACCCTCTTTACACCAAGGGCCTTTGGGGAAACGATCTTTGTCTGAATAGGCATCTGCGCCCATGTCTATAACAATACCCATAATCGACATGATGTACTCTTTATGCATCTGATCAGTTGTTTTAAGGAGGGTACTGTCGTGATAATATTCTTCGACATCGGGTAAAGCTATTAACAAATGATAGCCAGAAGGTTTGGGCATTTGTGCTTCCCATTCCTCGTCACTAACTTTGCGTTTGATATTAGCCTTAACAGGTTCAGCTTCCGCTGCCTCTGCCGCCAGTTTTGGTCTCGGGCCACTAATGTATCCTCTAGTCTGAGTATTAGTCATCATCTTCTTCCATATAGTTACGCGAGAGGTCTTCAATGTGTTGCTTGCTGGCTTCGAGACCCCGAATTAAGCCAACAATTTCCTTATAACCTGCGAAGTCTTTAGCGGACCCCCCAGAAAGAAATTGAGTTGCAGACGATATATCTTCGTCGAGTTTATCTACTAGCACGTCAAAGACGGTTTTAGCCATTATTTACCTCGTTTAGACTTGTCAGCCATCATCTTCGCAAGCTCTAAATCGAGCTTGTTATTTTCTTGACGACGATTTGCCGCCACGCGAACACCCTCTTTTTGGGCGTCTAGTTGTAATTCTTGTTGATCTAATTTTAATTTTTCAGCATCCATTAAGGCATCGACTTGATCTTTCTGCGATCTACGCTGCAAGTCCGCCTGTTTGAGCTGCACTTCTTGCTGATCTTTTGCTGCCTTACGTTGGACTTCTTGACCTTTGAGTTGTAGCTCTGCCTGCTTCTGTTGGAAGATCGGGTCTTGTTGCTGTTGTTCCGCTTGTTTCTGCGCGGCTTCTTGCTGATGCCCCTGCGTAACTTGAGCACCTGCTTCTGCTATCAGACGTGACAAATCTACTTCAATCTGTTCTGGTAGTTGTTCCCCCGGAGGTGGTAGTGGCACACCAAGTTTTTCTTCGATCTGCTGGCGATACTGGAACCCAAGGTGCTCTGCAATATGCGCTTGTAGCGATGCCATAATCTGTTGTGCCTGTGGGTTCTGACCAATCATCTGAGCAACCGGTGGGTCCTGCATAAACGATGTATGCGTAGCAATATGCGCTTGATGATCTTGATATATAAACGCTCGTATTGGCTTGCCAACCAGAGCATCCATATTCTCGCTGACTGGATCGACGGGCTTGGAGTCTTCTCTTGTAGGAACAAGTTTGTCTGCGTTTTTCACACCTAACACTTCAATCATCTGGCGATGTAGTTGTGGTAGGTCATATATCTGAGGCGCTTGCTTGGTCATCTGTAACACAGCTTGATACTGTACGACTCGTTGAGCCATTGTAGAACTGTTAGGGTCGCTGACGGGAATTACATCCACCATCATATAATCTAGCTGCCGTGCGCTTACTTCGCCTCGTAGGGGCTGATACCCGTACTCTTCGGGTGCGTACTCTGCCATGATAGCTTTAAGGAGTTTAAACTCCTGCTTCATAGTGTAATGAACCCGCGATTGTACTGCCGCCATTGGCTTCAACGTACGCTCTAAGAGCGCTAGCGTAGTACCCACAGGAGCATTGGCTGACATGTCCGAGATGTTCATGTCACTAATCGCGCCTAATCGACGACCTTCAGTCGTGATCTGGTTCAACAGAGCAAGGAGAGTCTGACTAGGTTCCTTGTACGGAAGAGGCATGATGTTGTCACGTATACTACCGGACGGTACGTCAACATCTTTCCATTCCCCCGGTTCGATGGGAGTGTCATCCCCCTTGATACGCAGTCCTCGGGACTTTAATCCGCCGGGGAGGTTCGACAGAGTACCAGCATCAACTAGCTGACGTATCAAGGAAGTCCCAGCCTTAGCATACCCACCAATGATATGAATAAGGCCAAGGCCATAAAAGCCAAATCCCGGTACGTATACGTAATGTACGAAGTGTTGACGCTTGAGCATTAGCTCATCGTCTTCACTCCAATTACGTCGTATAGCGAGAACTTCTCCAGTACCACGTTCAATAGTAACAACGTAAGGTTTTGCTATTTCATCATCGTCTTCGTCAACGCCATCAATAATTAAATCTGCGTGTATTTCATAAATAGCAAAGCGACTATCATCAGAGATAGAGAAACCATCATCTTCGGCTTTCTTCTCTTCAATGTCTGTATGGAACGGCTCTGGGTCTCCTAGTTCTACATCACGGTAGAAACCCCCTGCCTGTAATTTTTTTAGTTCGTTCTTGGTCTTGCGCATGATATGCGAGACACGTTCAGCTTGCTCAATCGTAGACGCACCATAAGGCACGATAACGTCTTCTGCTGGGATATAGATCGCCATCTGGCGTCCTAGGTTAGGATCGAAGTAAACCTTCTTAAACGCCGACCCTGCGAGTCCTAGGCTATATAGCATCCGTTCGTGTTCGGGTCTGTACTCCACCATACGCTCAGTAAGCTCATAGTTCATGTCAGCCTTTACGCGTTCAGCGGCTTCAATTTTTTCTTGTGTTTCATCTCCAAGGATTTTAACCTTGACAGGTCCAGCGGCGGGAAAAGTCTCACTCATTGTCTCTGCTTGGAACCGGATAACTGCTTCTGTTAGAACTGTAGAGTACACTCCACAAGCACCATCCCACGGGTCTGTACGCTCTTCGTATTTAAGTCCTAGAATATCTAGTCCTTTAACAAACGTATCTGCCCACTCTTTTCGGCTTTCGATGTCAGCTTCTACAAGCCCTAACAAGTCACTAGATAATTCTTGTAAGTCGCCGTCTTCCAGCGCCTCTGCCAAGTTACCATCAAACCCCATGAGGTCAGTCTCGTTCATGTCAGGGATCAATGTGATCTCGACACTTCCATCAGACAGCGTAACCATTTCAGGATCGACAATTTCTATTTCTAGCTCAGTAGTGCCCATTCCTTCAACACCTTCTAAACCTTCTTCTAGTTCCTTATCCAGACCCTCTGGGGCTGAATATAACCCTTTTTCTATCGCCATAATTTATACTCTAAATTAGTCTTACACGTCCGCCGTTACGGAAATCTTCAGGCATTTCAGTAGCATCAGTATTTCCTAAGACCTTTCTCTTGAAATAGTGCCCTAAAGCGGCGTCCTTTCTAACATCGTGTGATTTTTTTCCCCCAAATATCGAGTTCCAAAAGGGAGGCTGGGTCATATCCATAAGGTCTACAACCTGCGGTGATCGCATCAATCCTTGTGCAGCTTCGATGATTTGTTCTTCGTTAGGGGTGAATGTTGCGTTGAAAAAGTTTCTATAAACGTGGCGGCTGGAGCGTCCCTTATTCATATCATACAACATTCCCGCCACCGACCGAATGTTGGATTTAAGCTCCTTCCCGTTTCGTGATGCCATCAGATCTTGTATTCTATTCGTAATCTCTCTATCCTCAGAGCCTGTTCTGTACGTAATGCCATGTCGTTCTCCTAGAGTCCCATCCTCTGGGCCGTCAAGACCTTCAAAATGCCTAAACTCATGGGCCTGAAGCGGGGCATTTGCGTTCACCGCTTCTATGGTATTTACTGTATCAGGTTCAAGGAAAACTGTGTACAGTTTACCGTCATCGGCCCTATAAGAGTATTCAAAATCCCTTGTATTGCCGCGGGTAGACACACCCTGCAAAGTAAGTCCTTGCGGGGGAACACCCGCCTCTGGTGGGAACGTTACTAACCTAAAGACGGACGGGTCAATCGTTGCACCTTTTGGCATGTAAGGAGCAATTGACCCTTGCCACTCTGAATCTCCTAGCTGCAGGCCACCTAGAAATTGTCGCTGTTGTGCTTTAGACATCTTCTTTGCGGCCTTAGTAAGCAGGCTCTTAGCCTCGGGCCTAATCTTGGATAGGTATTCTTTT